GAATGGTCGTTCAAGTGCCTGAAGTGCGGTGAGCGCCAGCCCTTCGACTGGGTTCAGATCAAGTACCCGCAGGAGGCCAAGACCGCCCAAGGCTGGAACCTAGACCTAGTCCGAGCTGGCACCTACTACGAGTGCAAGTGCTGTCAGGAGAAGTACCTGGATCGCAACAGCGTCCGGGCTATGATGACCAAGGAGGCCGAGTATGTTCCGCAGAACCCCTCAGCCCCAAAGGGACGGCGAGGTTTTCATTTTAATGCCCTATCGATGCTTTGGGGTCTGTCGTGGGGAGACCTAGCCGTCGAGTGCATCGAAGCTGCGCAGTCCTTCGACCAAGGCGGCGATGAGACCAAGCGCCGGGACTTCAAGCAAAAGAGGTTAGCCCTCCCTTGGTCGGACGAGCCAGACGATGGCGGCGGGGAAGTCCTTCCCAGCGGATATATGATGAACTCCGAGTGGGAGGAGGAGGGTGCCAACTACGCTGGCAAACTTATCCCCCCTCCGTTCAAGCCAGAGATGCTCAACAGCACGGAGTTTGCCCGCCTTCGCTTCCTGTCCGTGGACGTCCAGCGCAAGGGCTTCTTCTGCCTTATCCGGGCTTGGAGCGCAGAGGGCAAGTCTCGCCTCATCTGGTGGCAGTATGTTGACACTTGGGAACAGGTGCGGGATCTACAGACTAAGCACAAGGTGGCGTCCAAGTTCACCTTTGTGGACTCTGGCGACGGCCCCAATATGAACGAGGTCTACACGGCTTGCGCCAACTACGGATGGAACGCCACCCGGGGAACCGCCGTTAACGACCATCCTTGGCGGGTACAGACGCCTTACGGCCTCAAGGTGGCCTACCGCCCCTACTCGCCAGCCAACATCGTCCAGGTTGGCAAGCAGTCGTGCCGCGTGTTCAAGTTCTCCAACCTAGCCCTCAAGGACACCCTAACCCGGCTACGCAGGGCCGGACACCACACCTACGCCCAAGACGCCGGGGATGAGTACCGCAAGCAGATGCAGTCTGAGCATCGCACCCGCACGGAGGCCGGCAAGCCCATCTGGGTTCAGGTTGGCGAGCGGGCTAACCACTTATGGGACTGCGAGGTAATGGGCATCCTCCCAGCCCTGATGGCCAAGCTCGTGGGTCGAGGTAAGAACAAAAACGCCGTAGACGAAAAGGCAGTTGACAAGCCAAAGGAAGACACCACGGTGTAGCCCAAGCCGGTCTTCCCTTTTCGTCTAGTCTTGGGTGGCTCTCAAGAGTGTCGTTGTTGGGGGGGAAGACCGGCCCTTTTGACTAGCGGCAAAAACATATGGCTTTTGTCCATTATCGTGGTTCCACTTCCCCTAAGGGCATCTTTATGACCCTGGAGGTCTCCCAGATTGAGACTATCCGCGACAAAGCAGTCGCCTTGGTCACCGAAGGTAAGACCATTATGGAGTACCGGGACTCTGGTACGGACATCCGCAAGGACTGGCCTATCGACCCTCCCACCGTCCTCTTGGAGTGCCGCTATGCCCTACAGATCAAGGCACCCCAAGTTTACGGCGCTATCGACCGAGTTCGTGTCGGCAATATGCTGAACAACTTCCGAGGTCTTTGATCTTATGGCGCGCAAAAACACCACTAAAAAGAAGAAGGCTGATTCGGAACCGTTGAAGAAACAGGCCACAGGAGGCCCTGGAATCTTCAGTAATTTCGAGTCGGCAAAGTTCTCCAATAAGCGTTCTTGGATTTGGTCGTCTTGGCCGACCGACTTCAAGAAGACGATGACGGTCTACGATCGTCTGGAAACCACGCGCAAGATGCGCTGGATGGAGTTGAACGCCGGCGTCATTCGCCAGATCCTCTCCGATATGGCCCTTTATTCGGTGGGCGACGGCATCAAGGCCCAAGCTCGCACCGGCAACCCGCACGTTGATGAGAAGTACGAGAAGTACTTCGACGACTGGGCGAGCAACCCCTGCGACATCACCGGGCGCTTCAACTTCTACGAACTCCAGCACATCATCGCCCGACTGATCTACCGCGACGGCGAGTGCTTTCCAATCAAGACCAAGAATGGCTCTGGGGAGCCTCGCATCCAGTTGATTGAGTCCCACCGGGTGGCTTGTGCAGACTCTTCCGCACCCGAGACTGGTATGGTGGACGGCATCCACTTCGGCAAGTACGGTCGCCCAGACTGGTACAATGTCATCCGCTCAGACGGCACCAGCCGCCACGTCCCGGCCAACGCCGTGATGCACGTCTACGAACCCGAGGTCGCCTCTGGCGCGCGGGCCTACAGCCCTCTTCAGCACAGTATCAACAACATCGTTGATATGCTGGAAATCGTCTCTTTGGAGAAGTTTGCCGTCAAGATGAACGGTGACGTCACCCGCACCATCACGCGCGAGACAGCCCAGTTTGACGGCGCCCAGTCCGACTTTGAAGCCTTCGGTATGCGCCCAGAAAGTTGGACAGGCGATGGCCAAACCGATACGAATGAAGCCTCAACCTTCATCGGAGGTAAGATTTTGGCTCTTGCTCCAGGAGAGCGTTTGGAGTCTTTCCAGTCCAATCGTCCTAACCCGACCTTCAATGGATTCTTGGAATATCTGGTTCGTGATTCCGTGGCTGGAACTCTACCTTACGAGTTCCTCTATGATCCTTCCAAGGCTGGTGGCGCTTCGATGCGCCTCATCGTGGCAAAGGCTGACCGCAAGTTCCAGCACCTTCAGCGTGTCCTAATCAACCGTTTCCTAACCCCGGTCTGGGGTTACGTCATCGGTTGCGGAATTGCCTGTGGTGATATTCCCGAAGCCAACGACTGGAATAAGGTCGTCTGGACTACCCCGAAACGAGTCACCGTTGACGCCGGTCGTGACGCGGCCCAGAACCGCGCCGACATCGAGTTTGGCCTCAAGACCATTGGCGAGAATTGTCAGGAGGAAGGAGAACACTTCTCCACGATGCTCAAGCGTCGCGCCATCGAGGCCAAGATGTACGTCGATGCCGCCAAGGAATACGAAGTTCCTCTGTGGATGCTAATCAAGCCGACCAACGTCGGCCTCCAGGACATCACCCAGTCCGAGGATATCGAAAAGGACGAACAGCACGACGACGACGAAACCGTCGGTAACAACGACCCGGAGGACACCGCGGAACTTGAGGAAGGCACCGCCGAGGAAACCGAGGAAGAAGACCCCCTAGACGAGTAATTTTTCTTTTTATTTTTTCAAACCAATGAAACACCTCCTAAACGCTTTCAAGGGCAGTCGCCCGCTGAAGATCAATCTGATGCGAGCCAAGACCTATCTGGAAACGGTGGCAAACATCTCCATCACGCCAGACCTCAAAGCCGCAAGCGTGAACGATATGCTGGAGTTGATGTTCGGCAAGCCGCGCCAGATGGAGATTGTCGGCAAGAAGGCCATTATCCCTGTCTGCGGCGTCATCGGCAAGGGACTCTCCGAAATCGAGAAGCGCTGTAATGCGGTCGATTTGGACGACGTCGCCGCCAACCTCAAGGAGGCTATGGCCAACCACGGAGTTGACGAGATTGTGATGGAGTTCAACTCTCCAGGCGGCACCTGCGATGGCCTTGAGGAAGTCGGCGAACTCATCGAGAACTGCAACAAGCCTACGACTGCCGTCAGCGTGACCGAGTGTTGCTCTGCCGCCTACGAGCTAGCGTCTCGTTGCGAGCGCGTCTGCGGCACTCCTTCGTCGTCTTGGGGTTCCGTCGGCGTATACATTGCCTTTGCTGATCTCTCCGAAGCCTACGCGATGGAAGGCGTCAAGATGGAGGTCATCAAGGCCGGCAAGCATAAGGCTATGGGCCTGGAAGGAACCTCCCTCACCAAGGAGGACAAGGAGTACCTTCAGGATGACGTCGATGAGCGCCGTGACCAGTTCCGGGCCACCGTGAAGCGTCGCCGGCTATTCGCCAAGGATGAGGATATGGAAGGCCAAGTATGGGAAGGCAAGAAGGCCGCTCAGAAGGGTCTAATTACCCACATTATCCGCGAAATCACGGACGTAGTAGAGCCTGTCTGATTTGACTCCAGGCTAATTGCAATATGACCATCGAAGAGTCCTTCAACAAGCTCAAGGAAGCCTTTGGCATCAAGTCTGCCGAAGTTGACGCCAAGGCCACCGAACTCACCGCGCTCAACGAAAAGGTGACTGAACTCACCGCGCAGGTCGGCGCCAAGGAAGCCACCCTCATCGAGATGGCCGCTAAGGTTACCGCCGCAGAAGAAGCTGCCAAGGCCGCTGTCGCCAAGGCCGAAGCCTTGATGTCCGAAAAGAAGGCCCTCGAAAGCACTTTCGAGTCCGCCGCCAAGCAAGCCGCCAAGATTGCCGCCTCCGTCGGCGTCGAGGCCGTCGAAGTCGCCCCTGAAGGCGTCGAAGCCAAGGGCAAGTCCAACGATGAGCTCGCTCAGGAATGGGCCGCTCTTCGCCAGAAGGACGCCAAGGCCGCTTCTGACTTCTACACGAAGCACCGCACGGCGATCCTGGCCGCGGCCAACCTTCGCTAATTTCACCCCTCACCCTACTAAAATACTATGGCTAACGCTATCGGAGGTCTAACCCTCCAACTCGTCGCTGAAGAATCCCTGCGGACGCTCGTTCCGCAGCTTCAGCCTCTCACCAAGATCGCTGTCACCGACTTCGGCGCCTACGTCGCTGAACGCGGTACGACTGTCCACACCCGCTACGCCGGGAAGTTCACCGCCGAGAACTACGCTCGCGCGACTGGCTTCGCTACTGTCGATGCTGTGTCCACCGACGTCCCTGTGACGCTGGTTGACCAGAAGCACGTCACCATCGGCTTCACCGACTACGAAGTTGCGACCCTCTCCCTGGATCGCCTCCGCCGCCTCTTTATGGCGCCGATGGCTAACGCCGTCGTGAAGTCCCTGTTCGACCAAGTCCTCACCAAGGTCGATAACGACTTTACTGATGGCTACTCTGGCGCGCAGTCTGGCTTCAACCGCATCGCTGTCTCCAACATCGCCAAGAGCCTTACGCTCGCCAACCTTCCGCAGGAAGGCCGCGCCGCGCTCGTCTCTCCCGATGCCTACCAGCAGCTCATCTCCGACCCTGTCATCGCTCAGGCCTTCTCCATCGGCACCTCCGACGTCATCCGTGGCAACCGCCTCGGTATGATCCACGGCGTTGACTTCTACGAGTACAACGGCTTCGACGCCGCTGGCATCCAGGCTGGCCTCAATGGCGTCGTCTCCTGCCGCGAAGGTCTTGTCGTCGTGACCCGCGTCCCTGCCGCTCCCACGACTGGTGGTGGCGAACAGACCATCGTGACCGACCCCGACAGCCAGTTCTCGTACGCTCTCCGTTACTGGTACGACTGGACGCAGGGTCTGCACAAGTTGTCCGCTACTTGGCTCATCGGTTCTGCGAAGGGT